CTGGTTGAGGCGCACTTGATGCAAGAACAGGAATGGACGGAGATTCAGGTAGCCGACTTCATCAGTCCGCGCACGCGACGCGGGCGATCTCGTCGACGACCACCGCCGGGTCGGCGGCGTCATCGATCCATGGCACCGCGATCAGGTCGAAGTCGCGGCCCACGCTGCCATGCACCGCCAGCTAGTAGCCGTGCTCGCGGAAGACCTCGGCGAGCTTCGGATACAGGCCGGCGGCGTAGAACGGGCCGTTGTTGGCTGGCTTCATGGCATCTGCCCCCTGACCTCTTCCTGCAGCGCCGCCAGCCGGGCGCTGTCGCGCTGGCAGGCCGCTAGGGCTTCGCCGGTGGCGCGCTCAATAGGTCCTGCAACCGTGCTCTGGCTGCCGGGTACTCCGGGGCTGTCAGCAGCTCCGGGGACACCTGAAGGCGCTTCTGCGGGGCCACTACTGGCACGGGCAAGGGCTTCGTGCAGCAGCCGGGCAAGGCGAGCGCCATCAGCAGCAGCAGCGGCCAGCTTCGGCTCCAGGTCGGTGAAGATTCGTCGGTTCGCATCGCGGGCCTCCTGCTCTGCGGTATCACGTTCTGAGACTGCCTTCTGGTACGCGGCGGCGGCGACAGCATCGCGCTGGGCCTGCGCGGCAGCGACCACCGCTGCGCGCCGCTCGGCGCGGCCGTGCTCCCAGCGCCAGCCGGCACCGAACGCCGCGGCCAGCACAAGTAGGCCAGCGGCAATGCGCAGCTGCAGACCGGTGAGCATCACTGCCCGCCCTTCAAGCTTGCAAAGAACTTGATCACAGCGGTTGCAATCGCCCCACCGACAGCGCCCGCCGCAGCCAGCGCGCGATACCCGCCCTTGACCTGCTCAATGGACGCCAGCAGCGTGTCGAGCTTGCCGTCCATCGATTCCACCTTGCGCTCGATGTTCTCGATGCGCGCCGCGTGCGTGCCGAGGGTGAAGTTCGTATCCTCTTCCATCACGGCTCACCCTTGTCCTGCTGTGCGATGGTGTTCGCGACACCGATCCACACCTGCAGCGTGCCGAGCGTGAAGCCGATCCAGAAGGCCGCATCAGGCGGAATCTTGCCGTTCCCGACCAGCAGCGCATTGGTTGCCTGAAGGCCGCCAGAGATCGCGGTCTTGTGGTTCCACAGCCATTTCAATGCGCTCATGTCGTCGGCTCCTTTGATGCCTCGATTGCGATCCGGATAACTCGCCGCATCCAGCCGCGACCATAGATCGCGAACTTCGGATGCCCCGTGTACTTCATCACTCGTTCAGCCTGGTACGTCGACACGAACGGCATCGACGCGGTGATCAGCGCCAGCATGGCCAGCGCACGCGCGACGCCCTGATTCACGCCGGCGTCGAACACGCATAGCGCCTCGCCGTAGGGCATCTCTTCGCAGCCCAGCGGCGTCCAGTAGTCGCGGCGATAGATGTCGCGCGCCTGGTCCAGCGTGAGGTTCTTGATGTCCAGCGACGGGTAAGACTTTGCGCTGATCCCGTACTTGGTGCCCTTCAGGAGACCCGCCTTGCAGACGCCTGCAGTCCAGTTTCCGGCATCCTCTGGATCGCAGGTGTAGCCGCCTTCCTCGCCGACAACGAGGGCGAAGGCGCGGTCGAAGCTGGTCACGGCTACTTCAGGACGATGATGCCGTCGCGGTTCGCCAGGTTGACGCTGCCGCCCGATGCCCCGTTGTTGATCGGGTCTCCTCGCGTGCTGGTCATCCGGTGCAATCCGGTCAGCGAAACAGTCGCGGCGGTGTCGGTTGCGTAAACCCAGCCATACTGGAACTCGCGCCGCCACACCGGGCCTGACCACGGCGCGGACTGCGGGCCGTCGATGGCCGCCCCGAGGAAGTTCGGCGTGTCCAACGCACCACCGCGATCCTCGTCGAACACCTTCATGGTGTTCGCGTCGCCCCAGTGGTAGTCGTTCCAGCCGTCCTCGTAGTAGCCCTTCGTCATCAGCATCATGCACTTGTGATACCGGCTGGCGCGGAACGGCGTCGAGTCGAATGCATCCGAGCCGTTGGCGTTCAGCCCCCAGTGCTCGACGATCAGGTGCCCGTCCGAAGAGAGGCGCGACGCATGGTCGTTGATCGTGGGAATGCAGGTGGCGAGGTTGCCGGCGCCGGTGAGGTAGCCTTCCAGGATGCCGATGTCGCATACGCCCAGCAGCTGCGTGCGCGGGTACGTGACGAAGCTGCCGCTGAAGAGGTCGGACGTATTGCCGCCCGCCCGACGGCCGGTGTAGAGCTTGCATGCGTCCAGGAAGTCGCGGTGTCCGTCCCACCAGTCATTGAGCGTGGCTGCGCTGCCGCGACCGACGTCGAAGTTGCTGGACGTGGTTTTCGGATACCAGAACAGGTTGTCGAGGAAGAACCCCTCAAGCGCCGGAGCGACGTCGAACGCACCCTCGATGCCGTCGAGAAACTTCAGCTTGGTGTGATAGCCGGCCCACTGGTAGGGGTACAGGCCATCCTTCGTCGGACAGAATCTCGACGGGTTGATCAGACCCAGGGCGCGGCTCCAGAGGCTTCCGCACTTTTCGCCGCTGGTGCCGTTGACGTAGCCCCACCAGTTCGATCCGTTCACGGCATCCCACCACGCAGAGCCCATCATGGAGCCGGCGCGGTTGAAGTCCATCTCGTTGTAGTTCACGTACTGGTACTTGTAGAGCGTGCGTCCCTTGGCGATGGCGCGCGCCGCTATGTCCGAGTACGTCTGCTGGCGGGTCAGCGCCGCTCCGGAGAAGAACCCAGCCTGATCGCCGCCGAGAATGATCACATCGTTGTCGGCGATGCGCTCGCGGTCGGCCGCCAGCGAGTAGGTCTGATCGCCGCCAGTGCCGCCGCCGGTCACATAGGCGCCGCGGCGCGGATAGTCGTGGCTGGCGCTACCGCCGCCGCCGCCGCCGCCACCGCCGCCGCCCGACGGCGCGTTGAACGTGACCGTCAAGCCCGTGCTGGCTGCACTGGTGTTGCCGGCGAAGTCGCGCGCCTTGATGGTGACGGACGGGGTTGTGGATGCGACGCCGTTGAGCTTGTAACTGGCGCGGGTAGCAGGCGCGACGCTGAAATTCTCGAAGGTGACCGTGGCATTGGATGCCGCGAGACCGACGAGACGCGACTGCGGCACGTCGACTTCTCTGGAGTCGCGCTGCTGCCACGATTCCGCGCCGAGCGTGAGGACAGTCGAGACCTTGACCGTCTTGACCTTGTGCCGGCTGTACAGCCAGACACGGAGCGGCAGCGGGTCGCCGCTTTCCGCGCTTCCTGCGGCCTGCACACCGGAGCCGGTGCGGTATTCGACTTTGAAGTTGTCGGAATCGTCCGGATCGAATCGGACGCCGGCATAGTACTGGCTGGCGGGGTCAACACCGAGCCGATCTTCCAGCAGTCCCTTGCCCCAATCCGGCCCTGACCGAGTGACGGTCAGGAACGTGACATAGGCGTCATAGTCCCCGTCCACCGTGTAGCGGTCGAACGAGAACGCATCGAGTACGCCCCAGTGCTGGGGGCCACCACCTGTGATGGTGCCAGCGCCATGAGAACCGGAAGGGGATTCCGCGCCGATGCTGCCGAAGGTCGATGATGCGCTTATCCGTGGATGTGGGACCGTGCCGACCACAACGCCGTCGACCAGTACGTCGTATTCCTTGACGCCCGATCCACTGTCGGTGGACAGCGGCCAACTGATCATGGCTTCAAGGTCATCGCCCGATCCGGAATCCACGCGCGCCTGCCCTGGAACGGACGGGGCGGTCACATCCGCCGACCCGCTGCCGATCGTCACGCCGCTCGTGCTGCTGCTGTATCCAGAGTAGTTCCCTGCGGCGTCATACGCGCGCCAGCGGTACTGGAACGTCCCGGTATAGATGGCCGTGTCGTTGTAAGACGGAGAGCCGAGGCTCGGCGCGATGATCGACCAGCCGCCGTAGCCGCCGCCGGTATCAACGCGGCGGGAAAGTTCGTAGCCGACGACGCCCACGTTATCCGTGGAAGCCGTAGCCGTGACAGTGATCTGCGCGATGCTGGAAACGGCCGTCGTGACGGTGAAGTCATCGAACGTCGCATCCTGCTCTGGGTTGTACAGGCCCATCGAAGCGACGCCCGTCGAGGTATACGGGCTGCTGCTGTCGCTCCAACTGTCGATGACCGCGCCGTTCTTCAGGATTTCGACCAGCACTGGGCTGCTGGTTCCAGTGGCACGAATGCCCAGCCTGTCACCCGACGCCATCGCAAAGGAGGTGGGCGCGATCTTCTCAACGTCCGACCCGCTGACGACCTTCTGCAGCGAGTACTGTCCTGTGGAAGGATTCAGGATGACCGAGTAGGCGTTGCGGGATGCTGCACCAGATCCGCTGTCACGAACTGACACGCGCCAGAGAGGCGTGTGCGGACCGAGCGTCTTGACGGTGATCTCGGCCGAGTAGTTCGCGTTTGCCGGAGTGCTGCCGGTGTACCGGGCATCGACATAGTTCGTGCTGTTGGACTTGAACTCGTTGCTGGCGATGTTGAACACATCGCTGCCGGTGTTCGATGTCCAGTTGGCCCCAATTCCACCGTTGGCCCGATTGGCGTCGTCCTGAAGCGTGGACGTGCCGCTGCCCGTGGTGCTTGAGGCAGAAGGACTGCCGGGGACTGTCGGCGGAGTGGTATCGGCGAAGCTGGTCTGTGACGACATCGCTGCGCGTCGTTTCAAGGCTCTGGACATGAGTCCCCTTACCCACGCGATCAGCGCGGAAAGTGTGTTCACTTCAGTGCGTCTCTGGCCGCAGCCAGCCGCGCGCGGTGTTGCGCGCATTCCGCCTCGATGGATTCCAGCCGGGCGGTTGCTCCGGCGATCCCGAGCGCCAGGTCCGACAGCGCACGGATGCGGCGCTGATCTGCGGCGGCAAGCGCGACCAGTGCGCCGCCTTCAGCGGCCTTTGCCTGCTGCGCTGCGGATGACAGGTTCCAGCGCCTGCCGTCCCATTCGTGATGCGGCGATGGCTGCGGCGGCTGGTAATCGACGACTTCGCCGGTCGCCACGTCCACCCGTTTGCACAGATGGTCGTGCGCGCCTTCGATGGAAGTCAGACCAGCCGGGGTCATACCTGCCAGCATTTCTGGCGGGCACGACACCGTGCGCCCCGTCAGCGTGCCGTCGGGGCGATAGAACGAATAAGTTTGATTCATCGCAGAATGACGTTGACTTCAATGCGTGTATTCGTGAACGCCACCGAGCCGGTGCCCGGCCCAGTTGCAGGCGCTGCGATTGCCTGAAAGCTCAATGAACTACCCGCCGCAAGCGACACCTGCGACTGCAGCGTCACTCGCTCCTTGCTCAGCGTTCCATTCGTCTGGTAGGTGTCGAACGATGTAGTAACGCCACTGACAACGGTCTGCAGCGTCAGGTCAGCAAGCGCGCCAGATGTATCCGCGAGAGCATCCGTGGTCAACGTCAGGAATACGTAGCAAGCGACGCTCTGCGCAGAGATAGAGCCGGTGGCGAAGATGTCGTCCACTTCGACAACGCCAGCCCACCCGCCAGCATTCGGCCCGGCATCGGTAACCGTCGCGACCAACGTCGCCGCGCCAGCGGTGATCATTGTCGTGCCGACTGTGCTCGCGGCGGCTGACACGCCAGCACCGGACGGATAGCTGCCGCTGATCTGGCCAGCGGCGTTGATTCGATCCACCCAGTAATATCGCGTGGTCGTGTCTGACTTCGGAAGCACGCACCACTTCGCAGCGCCCTGATATACCAGCGTTGCGGACGCTCGCGGCGTCGATGAGGTGTACTCCCACACGCGCGACACGACGCCAGCGTCATTTCCGTCCGTGGTCCATGCCAGCAGGATGGAGGTTGGAGTTCCGCCCGCAGAGAGCGACAGCGGCGAACTCGGGCCGTCCACCTGGAACGTGTCCGTATTCGACGTGCCGGTCGCATAGTCGCCGGTCAGCAGGTCGTTGTAGACCGCAGGATCGTCCCGCTGAGCGGTGATCATGACTCGCCCGGCATCCTGATCGAACTCGAACTGTCGATCCGTACAGCGATAGATTCGGCTCGTCCAGCCGTAGCGCGGGAACGTGAGCAAAAACGCTTCATTGAGACCGATCTTCAGGATGTCGCGCGCACCGGGGATGACGACACGGCGTTGCATCCGCGACTTGCGCAACTTGATCTCGCACAACCGCTGCGCCTGATACTGGTCGGTCACGCCCTTCAGGGTCAGTTCAATCGGTATCTGCTCGTCGCCGTCCTGAGCCTCATAGGCGGAGTCTGTCCGCATCGGGCAGGTGGCATCCACGTAACCCTTGCTGACATCCGTATAGGTCGCGCTGACCGCGTTATACCGGTCGCGCTGTGTATCGGTGTCCTGCGTTTTCAGGTCGCCGTAGATGTGCGCCTGCGTCAGCGTGTGCTCAGGCGTGACATACGCGCCGGCCTCGATGACCCACTTGCCCTTGCGAACCACGGCACTGCCGGCCATCGACTCCAGAATGTCCGTCAGGACGGTCCGGTTCGTCTGGTCGCTCGATGCCTCAAGGTGGCACTCATAGCGGATGGCGTCGCCGTCCGGGGTCGAATTAACTCCCGTCAGCACCTCGTCGCAGATGTTCGCCGCTGCGATCACGGCAGCATCATCGATGCGCGTGTCGTCGTCGCGGACGCCGTATACCCGCATGGGTATCACCTGGTCGTTGACGATTGACCCACCGGTCAGCCAGTGGCGAGCATGAAGGGCAGGATTGGCCGAATACTCCCATGTGCTCGCATCGTCATACCGGTGCGAGCCGGAGCCGCCATTCGTTGAGTCCCGACGCGGGTCATAGACCAGCGCGCCCTCGACCAATGCACTGAACTGCGAAGGTGCGCCCTGCGGGAACGCGGTATCTGACCGGCCGCAGCGGACGACGATGTACGCGCAGCCTGCAAGGCGATGATTGGTGCTCCACTCGGTCGGATAGTCGGCGACGAGATTCACGTCCGCCGCTTGCCCGCCAGTCCCAAGGTGCTTCCAGATACGCATAGCACCCGCGTACTGGCCTGCGGTGACGTTACCGCTGCTGTCGATGTCCGCCTCTGGGATGCGGACGTTATCGACCCACACGTCGGTGATGGCGTTGACCTGATGCCCGGCCAGCACGATGACCGAGCAGAATCGGTCATTGATCGCGCCGGCTACTCCGGAGCTGCTGACGCCGTAGAAGGCCAGTGCGCCAGATACCCGGCGCTTGCCGTAGACGATGCGCCGCGCGGCAATGGTGCTGCGCTGGGTGACGTTCTGCGTGAACGCGTCGCGCGTGCCAGTCAGCTGCTTACCGGCGATGGCCTTCTGCACCGCGCCCAGTGCGGTGTTGACCAGCACCGTGGTCGTGACGGCCACTACGGCATTGGCGAACGCCGCCGCCGTCGCGGCCTTCGCGCCGACTGCAAGTGCGATCTTCCATGCTGCCTGTGCTACCAGATGCACGTCACACGCTCCACGCCGCGAGCGCGCAGCCCATGGGCGCGAACTCCAGCCCCTGAAGTCCGGGGGCCACGATTCGCGCACCGATGCAGATGCCGATCAGCTCGCCCTGCCCACGATCCAGCAGCACCACGTCGCCACGCATCGCGCGCGACGGATGCTTCTGCTCGCCCAGTGCCGCAGTCACAAGACCAGACAGCCCGCCGTGAGCGGCAATGATGGCGCGTGCCTCAGCCTCGTCCGTGTATGCCGGGAACAGCGCCCGCTTGTCGTCGCCGGTCAGTGCCGCCACGACTTCAGCGGCGAACTGACAGCAGTCCACCGTGCCCCATGCGAACGCGCGCGAGCGCCATTCCTCGACCTTGGCGTCGAGCTTTTGCGGCCAGCCGTGAACGCGCATCAGTAGCCGTACTGTCCGGCGTAAGGATCGGTGTAGACAGTGCCCGGGGCGGTGATCTTCCCGCCCCACACGACGGTCTTGTTCTCGATGGTCGATACCTGGTTGAATCCCAAGTCACCAGGGAACAGCCGCTGCTGGTGTTCGTCGGTGAAGCGGGTTCCGTCCGCCTCGTCCAGTACGATCAGCCGGTGTTCGGCATTGACCTCGACCACGGGATTCGCGCCATCGACGCGGGCGATCTGATCGATACGCCCTTCACAGTTGATCTCAGGATCGGTGACCAGTGCGCCGTTCTTGTCGAGGAAGCCGAAGTACTCAGTAACCGCGCGACCGAAACAGCCGTCGATGTCCGTTTCAGACACCAGCGACGGGTCCACAGCCGTACCGGCAAGCTGGTAGGTCTTTCGCTCAGCGACGAGCCGGTTGTTCTCCGGCGAGCTGCTGACCTTGCCCATGTCGCCAACACCGGTATACGTGTAGCCGCCGAAGGTCAGAGACCCGACACCGGTCCACACGCGCGCATTGCCGGAAGGGAAGTCCATATCCACGGCGATGAAGAATGCGACGTGTTCTTTCTCAGACTCCGCTTCATTGAGCGAGTCATCGAACCACGTCATTGCGCTTCCATCAGTTCAATGGATGCACGGGAGATTGAACCCGGCTCCGTCATGAAGTCGGGCACCTGGCCGCTGTAGATGTAGCGGCTGAATGGCTGATGCAGGATGACAGCCGCCCCATCGGCAGGAACGCCGCGCAGGTTCGGGGAGAACTGCAGATACATGTTCGTGCCGCTCGCCTGCCCAGGCGTCGTCACTTCGTGCAGCTCTGACCCTCGGTCGGTGATCACTTCGATCTGATCACCCGTGAGGCTCACGTCCTGCGCTGCAAAAGGAACGCCCGCGACATACAGCGTGTCGCCGCTCTGGCTTCCACCGGATACGGTCAGGCAGCGCGACAGGGACGCCCAGTGCACAACTTGGAACATGCCGGTCGTGCGAATGACGCCGGGGTTGTAGTCGAGCAGCGAGAAGTAGCAGGTTGTGCCGGCAGGCGTGCCGACGACGGACACCATGCCGTCCGTGGACTGTACGGCTGATTCGGCGATCTCGTTGCCGCCTGCCGTCGTGCCCAGTCGCACACGAAAGCCCACGCCGCCATAGCCGCCAGTCACGAACGCGCGGGCGACGTACTTTGCGCCAGCGGTGACAGTGATCGCGGCAGAGTAGACCGCTACGCTGCCAGAGGCCGCACCAGGCCGTTCCATGCGCAGCATCCGGTCAGAACCGTAGATGACCACATCACCAGATGCGCTGGTCCATCCGGTGGTGCCGTTGACGAACGAGCCATTGGGCAGTAGTTCACCGGTCGGGAACCCGCCGCGCCGACGGTGGCCGCTGTCCGTCACCCAGATGCGCCGTTGCTTGCCGCGCATCCGCCGGAGAGTCGCTGACATGAGTGCGCGGTCAAGTTGGCCGGAACTGCCGCCGCCGCCCGATGGGCTGAACTCCAGCGTGCAGCCGAAGCGATCCCCGCCCAGCGAAGATGTGAGAGTGTCGCCAGTGTAGGGATTGACCGACACGCCCGTCGAATCGAGCAGGCGAGTGGTCGCCCGCGCAATGGCAATGTCCGGCCGGAGAATGACGTCACTCATGCCAGCGAATACCGTCTGCGCCGGATGCCATCGATAATTCGGGCTTCAAGGGCGGCATTGTTCTGGCGCATGACTTCCTGCAGCTGCGTCACGCTGTCGTTCGTGCTGCCTCGGGCGTCGATGGTCTGGTTGATGACGACGGACGCACCGCCCAGCGCGCTGTTCGGCGTGATGGAACCTGAAGCGCCAGCAGTGAAGATTTCAGGGCCGCTCTCTCCGACAAGGTAGGAGGTTCCGGCAGAGACCGGGCCGCCCGCTGCCTTTCCGCCTCCGAACACAGCGCTTAAGCCGGTCGAGATGAGATCCGTCAGGCCGGAGTTCTCGAGGATCTTCTTGGCCGCGATCTCTGCCACCATCCGACGGATCAGAGTCAGGAAGCCGTTGAGCATGCCCTTCAGCCCGTCAGCGAATGGATCGAACAGGAAGTCCGCGAACGCCGATTGAATGTCCTGCGCGGCACGCTTGGCGTACTCGCTCATCTCGCTGACAGCGGTGTTCATCGTCGCGAAGTGCTCCTTCGCGGTAACAGCGACCTCGGGCAACACCTTGTCGGCGTACTCCTGCCAGCGTCGCGCATATTCTTCCGGAGAGATTCCGCCGTTGTCGGCGCCAACTCCCAGCAGCAGGCGCAGATCCTTCTCGTACTGCACCCAGTCCTCGACCATCTTCTCGGTCGCGGTCTTGGTGTTGTCCTGCGCCTTCTTGACGTTCTCGGCGATGATGTCCGCCACGTCCTTGATGCGATAGGCGTCGGTGCCAATCTCTGGATCGCCGCCCTTGCGGACGGTGGGATTGAAGAAATTCAGCTCAGGGCCTGCCGGAGCCTTCTTTCCCTCGGTCGCGACCGCCTGCCAGAACTTCTTCCCCATGTCCTCCAGTAGCTTGTCGATCTCGCCGATGCGGTTGTACGTCCGCGCATAGTCGGCCCGGCCCGCAAGTCTCGACGGATCGTCGACACCCGCAGACTGCAGCAGGCGCTTGCGCTCATCCTGAAGCGCGCGCATCTGATCGTCGATCTGCAGGGACTGCTGCGAAGGTCCAGACACGATGAGGCCAATTCCGGCCACCACCTGGCCGGCAAATTTGGCCGCCTGCGCGAACCCGCGAATCAGGGCCGACGACAGCGCATCGGCCGCTGCAACGGTTGCCGGGTCCTTCAGCACTCCAGCGAGGTCCTCCATCGCAGCCGTCGCAGCCGGAAGCCCTGACTTCGACGTCATCAGGTCGTCCATGGCGCTCTTGACGTGCGCGATGGATGCGGCGAACTGCGTGTCGTTGGCCTTGCTTGCCTCAATGACCGAATCGGTCAGGCGCTTCACGCCGCTGAACAGCTTCGCGCCGATGAACAGCTCGGAGAGTAGGTTGATGCTCTTGACGCCCGCGCGGACGGAATCGTCCAGGTCCTTGAACGCGCGCTTCGCCGAGTTGATCGCGGCCTGCGTCCTGTCCTCCGCCGACAGGATGTATGAAGCGGTAGCGTTAGCCATTGGGTTTCCCGAATAGAGTCAGCAGCTGTTCGTCGACGGTCTTCTTCTTTTCGAGGTCTTCGGGCTTGAGGTTCAGGAACTCGAACCACATCGCCAGCTCGAGGGCGGACATTCCCTGAAGGACTTCGCCGACCGTCTTGTGCAGTTCACGTGCGACCGTGAACACAGCCAGCAAGCGCGGCCGGCGAATCAGTTTCCCTTGACGGCCTCGCGATCGAAGCCGTTCATCCGGACGCCAGCCTCGATGAACCCGGTAATCGTCTGCTTGTTGTACCGAGCCGCAAGCACGCGGGCCTGGTCCACAGTCAGCAGCGGCGTTCCGTCCTCGTGACACAGGAACGCCGCCAACTGCGCGGCCAGCAGCAGTTCGCTGTCATCCCCTGCCTTCCGCAGCTGTTCGGCCAGAACGACGCCGTCCTTGGCACTCAGCGTCCGAACGTGGAGTGACAGGCTGCCGGACGTGACCAGCTCCACAGCGCGGTCAGTGCCCGCCAGCAGATCCTCGACAGATGTCACGCGAACCACGCCGGCTCACCGGTCACGCGCAGCGTCACGCTGCCCTTGACCGAGGAATCCGCCGTCATCGAGTCGAACGTGTGCGACTTGACCAGCGCCTTGAACGCGGCGATACGGCCGTCCGACAGCGTGATGCCGAACGTGCCCGTAGAGCCTGCGGACTTCAGGCTGCGCAGCTTCGCCTGACCGGTATCGCTGGCCAGCAGCGAAAGCGTCAGGGCGACGTTGCCGAAGTCCTGCAGGCCGACCAAGTATTCCTTCGCGGTCGAGCGCAGGTGCGTGACGTCGATCTCTGCAGCAGAGCCGTCGAAGCCCGGTCCGGCGCTGATGATCTCCGACACCTCGGTCATCGTCTCCTTCGCCGCGGTGCCGCCGGACGTGTACGCGGTGTAACTGGTTCCATCGACGCCCTTCAGCTCGAAGGTGTTCGCCGTCTGGTTGGCCACCACGAATGCACGGCCGTTGACCTGAGTCATGCCACCGACGGATGCGATGGTGACGATATCGCCGTTGGCGTATCCGTGAGCAGTGGCCGTCACCACAGGCGGACTGGCGGCGGTGATTCCGGTGATCGCCTTGGTCGCAGCCGTCGCGGTGGACACCTGGAGGAGCGTATTCTGCGACTTGATAGCGTTGGACATGTCAATTCCTCATTGTGGGTCTGTCAGTTCCATGTAGTAGTGAACAATCCATGTGCTCACCAGCGACCCTGACAGGCGGTCACTCAGGTCCACGGAAGGGGCGGATGCACCGCCGTATTCGACCGACCAGACGAACGACAGTCCGAACTGCGGCGTCGTTGTCATCGATATGTGAATTTGCGTGCGCAGCGCAAGCAACGCCCGTATCAGCGCATCTTCATCGTCCGCACGCGCAAACGAGATGACCTCCAGTTTCAGGCCGCTGGCCAGTTTCCGCAGCGATCCCTCTTCAGGGGAGTCGTCCCCAAGGGTCACGGAGACAGCTGGGAGTTCCTGTTCGTTCTCCGCGAGTGACAGCGTGCGATGCGTGTACACCGCCGCCTGCAGGCTGGTGTTCGCCCGCAATGCTGCCGCGACCGCGTCGACAATCTGCTGCGCGCGATGAGAACTCACGACTGCAGCACCACGGTCGACATTCCGGTGCCGTCCGGCTCATGCCGAACGACCCGGTACTGCGCCTGATCGATGGTCACGAATTGCCCCTTGCGGATCGCAACGCGCTCGACGTCGGAAGTGCGGAGCGTCAGACGCGGCTCAGTTCCTTCGATTGCAGAATCGTTCCCGGAGCCGGCATAGCTGTTGTCGAAGATGGCGACGACGTCGCCGCCTGGAAACGAAAGGCACACTGCCCCAAGCATCTGCAGCGACTGCAGACGCATGTCATCGGTTTCGAGTTCCATGGGAAGGGGCCGGAATCACCCGGCCCCGTCTCATCAGCTCAGCGTGCAGTTGCCGGGCGTCAGCTTGACGTACCCGGTCGTGTCGCCCGAGGCGGCGGCAGCGAACGCGATCGCCGCGCCCATGATGTCGCCGGCCGCAGGGGTCGCGCCCGAGTAGTCGAACTTCTGCGCCGAGGTGTCCCACAGCAGCTTCTCGCCCTGCAGCCACGCCTGGCCGGTCGCCTTCGCGACCAGGAATACGCCCTCGACGGCCACGGCACCGACGGCACTGCCAGCGATGTCCGTGAGCGCGATGCCCACGTTGTGCTTCAGCTCCACCACGGCGCCCGCGCTCTTCGCAGAGCCTCCATTGGTCCAGTCGAGCACATTGCCCTTCTGGAAGGTCTTCGTCGTCATGTCATTGTCTCCTTGAATCTTGGTTGGCAGACGGCCGGGCGAGATGCCCGGCCGTCAGGTCATGCCTCGTCAGGCGCCGACGTTCTTGTAGCCGCCGCGCCAGTCGATGGCCTGGACGCCGTAGTCGAGACGGACCTTCATCACCATGGCGTCGGTGAAGAAGTCGACCATCTCGTCGGTGTACGGCGTATCGACGCCATCGAGGAAGTCCACCTCGATGACCGGCACCAGGTTCGGATCGGCCAGCAGATACCAGGCCGTGCCGCTGGTGGCGTCCAGCAGCGCATCCGACACCAGGTCCAGCCCAAGGTTCGCGGCATAGTTCCGCTTGTTCGGGTTGGACTGCGCCGGGTCCGCGCTGGAGTTCAGCACTTCCCAGCCCAGCTGCTTCTTGGCACGCGGGACCAGGAGGAAGCGCGGCGTGATGTTCAGCGTCGTGCGCAGCGCCTTGTCCTTCTGCACCGCCATCATCGCCTCTCCGACCGAGATCGACGCCACGCTGATCGCCGTGCCGCTCGAGGTCAGGTTGGCGTGGCCGCCGGCAGTCGAAACAGCCGTCGCGTTGAACAGCGCACCGGTGTCGGACATGGCCGTGGACGCCTGCAGACGGGCGTACACGTCCTCGTTGACGGTGCGCGCCGCAGCGAATCCGACGCGCTGGGCACGATCCACGAACGCGCCCAGATCGTCGTTGACCAGCATCTGGCGGGTCAGGCTGATCGCACGACCCTTGGTCACGGCCTGGATCGATTCCGCCTCCTCGGTGACGTCGCCGTACTTGTACTCACCGCCCTCCGGGATGGTCGAGAGCGAGTTGAACGTGCCCTGCTGGATGCGGCTGTTGCTCTTGAAGTCGGACACTTCGCCCTTCTTCGCCCACGTCCGCCAGGTGGTCGGCTGGAGATCGTAGGATGCACGCAGCGCCTTGTTCGCGGTGTTGGCGAGCAGCAGCGGGAAATCGCTGCTCGTCATCGTCGCGAAGACCTTGGACGCCAGCGTGGCGCCCTCCAGCCGATCGACGTGCGGGACGCCAGCGCGCTGCAGGACGGCGCGGGCGATGCGGCTGAGGCGCGCACCGTTCCACTCGTTCTGGGGGTCGGCCTTCTCGACGCCGCGCCGCGACAGGATCGCATTGCTGACACCGGCGATGAACTTGTCGCGCGAATCGACCGTGACGGTCGAGCGCGCACCCGACGGCGTCACATCCTTGCCCAGCTTGGCGAGCAGCTGGGAGCGCGCGGCTTCCACCGTGCACTTCTGGTCCGCCAGGCAGGTGTCGAGCAACTCACGGTGCTCCGCGAACGGCTCGAAGGCGGCGCGGATCTGCGCCTGGCGATCGGACTCGGCGCGCAGGGCGGCCTGCACGGCCTCCTCGCTCGCCTTCTTTGCGGCCAATGCCGCCTGCTCTTCTGGGGTCATCATCGTCTCCTGTATGGCGGCGGCAGCCGCCGTCGTGGGGGAAACCGCAGTCGCCTGCGGGGGGTTGGAAACTCGGGTCATCGCGAACGCGCGAAAGCTCGCCGAAGCGGACTGCTTCAGCATCTGCCACACGGCCGCGGGTGCGTGATCGGTCTGGGATTCCTCGGCGGGTGCATCGGCGAGGCCGGCAGCCACGGCCTCATCGCGCGTGAACCACGTCTCGCCGTCCATCCAGCCCTCGACGGTCTTGCGCGACTGACTCGTGCGCGCGACGTAAGCATCGACGAGGCCGACAGACACCTTGTCGAGCATGTCTGCGGTGGCGCGCATGTTGTCGGCGTCGCCCATGGCGATCGTCCATGGGCTGTGAACCATGAACATCGCGCCGACGCCCATCTGGATCTCATCGCCCGCCATGGCAATCACGCTTGCGATCGAGGCCGCGAGACCGTCGATGTGGACGCGCACCTTGGCCTTGTGCTCCTTCAGGGCGTTGTAGATCGAGAAGCCGTCGAACACCTCGCCTCCCGGCGAGTTGATGCGCACGAGGATCTCGGACACATCGCCGAGCGCGGTCAGGTCGGCCCGAAATCGCTTGGCGGTGATGCCGTCTCCGTACCAGTCCTGTCCGATGGGACCGTCAATCGACACCTCGGCCGTCCCGTTCGCACGGGCCAGTACTTTGATGGCCATGTTTTTGCTCCTACTTCCGCGCCCGCTGGCGGGATGCCGGCGGCGGGTCTTGATTGGAATTTGGGGGCGCGGGCTCGTTGGCCGCGGGCGTTTTCGCTGCCGTACCGACGGCGAACTGCAGCCCGAGCCGTTCCTGCTCGCTCTTGTCGCGCGCGATTTCGCGATTGATCTGATCCGGGTTGTCGCCGCGCTCGCGGATGATCCGGGACCGGCTGGTATAGCCGCGGTCCTGGGCGATCTCCGCCGCCTCGAGCTCCTTCACTGGATCGATCCATGGCATTGGCGGCGCCGTGTGAGTCGCGTTGTACAGCGTGTCGCGGTTCACGCCTCTCGGCACAGTTGCCGCCCCGCTGGCCAGCGTCGCGTCGATGAACCCGTCCCACACCGGCTGGCAGAGGCGGTAGATGAACTGCCCCGTCAGACGGCGGTAGTTCACGTACTGCTCGACCAGTTCCTGGCGCTGGGCGCTGTAGGTGCCGTTGTAGTTCTTCGAGGTACTGGAGAAGCCGGCACCGATTCCGCCAGCCGCTGCGCGCAACTGCGCGTCACGGAACGGAATCAGCGCATTGTTCGGCCGCTTTGTGTCGATCGTGCCGATGTCTTCGCCCGGCAGCAGATCGTCGAAGACCATGCCTGGGGCGAACTCCATCTGCCTCGACTGCGCCGTTCCATCGCTGTTGAGTGTCGGCGCTTCGTACAGGTCTGGCGTGCCCTTCTTGATATAGGCCGCCATGGCCGCTGCGACACGCGCCGCCACGCGCTCCGACTCGTCGATTTCCTTGATGTCGTCAAGTCGGTTCATGGCGGAGGCGAACACCGAGATGCCGCGCACCTGATGGAATCGCTTCATCGCCTTCAAGTGCAGCATCCGATCGGCGGTGATGCGCTTCAGATCGGTCGATGACGTCGCCAAATGCGCGTCGCCCGGATGCTGCTTGTACGCCCAGTAGGCGCGCGGGGCACCCCACGCGTTGATCTCGACGCCCTGGGTGATGCCGCGGGAGATGTCCGTCAGGTCATACGGCACCAGGTCGGCCTCGAGCATCTCGAGGCTGTAGGGCAGCTTCGTGTTGTGATCGAGTCCTGGGACGGTGCCAATGATCCGTTGGGCGAACATTTCGCCGTCACGGAACCACGCGCGTGCGGCAATCTGCTGACAGGTGGCGTAGTCCATCTGCCGCGACACTTCCGGACTGTGAATCCAGTCGTCCCACAGCGTCAGCAGGTCGCGATTGAACTCCGAGGCAAGCTCACCGCCGACAAGCTCTACCTGCGGCTCCGGGAAGATGCCCGTCCCGACGACGTTGTTCACCAGCACGTCAAGGGCGCCGCTGGCGATGTCGAAGTTCTCGTCGAGGTGGCGTGCCTGCACCCTGAGTGCGACGCCGGCACGCTCGTTCTCGGCATTCGCGCTCTTGCTACCGGTGCGCGTCTTGCGCGTGCGCGATGGCACGGCCGCCTCGTAATAGGCGAACAGCGCCCGCGCTCGCGCGCGACGCGCCGCCCAGCCGGGAGCGAGTGGTGCGATGATGTAGCGGTCGAGCAGGTTCACCGGTTGCCGCTCAGGTCCGCCAATGCGTAGCCGTGGCGCGATTGGCCGCTGGCCACGCGCGACAGCACCGACACCTGGCGCTGCCAGTAGTTGATCAGGTCGATCAGGTCCGAGGCCGACCGCGACGTGTACGAGCGACCGCCGATTGAGACCGACGCCATGCTGCCGGCCTGCACCGCGAGCAATGCGTCGAGGTTCGCCTGGGCTTGTGCAAGTGTGATTCCGCTCATCGTTTCATCCAGGAACCTCTGCGGTTCATCCATGCGCTTTGTGGGCGCGGTTGCGGCGCAACCTGCGCCGGCGTTTCAATCGCCGGCTGCTGCACCTTGGCTTGCTGTCTTGCCGGCACGCTCACCGGAAGCGACGCGCGCGTGGACAGGACCTTCTGCCCACCCCGCCCGACCATGGCTGCGTAGGCATAGACCGTCGTATCTAGCGCCTCCTGCCGAATGCCGGTCTGGCGCGGCCGCCACAGCCGCACGCGGCGACCTTGCGACACCCGGTACACCACCGTCTCGCTGGTCAGCTGATCGAGCCATTCGGACTCGGTATTACGGTCCAAGTGCACATAGCCTGGGCCCGGCTCGGTCACTTTCCGCAACCGCCCGTAGAGCAGGTCCTTCACCGTGTCGACGCCTATCAGCCACAGGTCCACGCGCACCTTGCTGCCGCGCCCCGGTTTCTTTGGCCAGACCAGCCGCCCCTGCCCGGCGGCGCCCTTCACCGCCCATACGCGCAGCCGCTTGCGCGCGGCGCAGTAGCGGTACACCTGCTCGGTGAAGTGGCCGCCGGAGTCGATGCAGCACGCCTCAACGCTCAGCAGGCGCCCGTCTTCGGTCGTCAACTGCCGGCCCAGTAACACGTCGTGCTCGGCCCACACGGAGCCCTCGCCAACGCGGCCAGGGTCGCCGCGAATCACGCCTGACGCCAAGCGCCAGGCTTCCTCTTCATCGCCCCAGCCCCACAGCGTCCACTCAAGCCGGTCGTCCTGAGTATCGGTGCCAAGCGTCACCAGCAGCACACCGGCCGGGACCGTTGTATCGTCGTAGGCCTCGCGGCGAGCCAGCAGACCGCCCGGCTCAAGGGTCTCGCCCTTGTCTTCCCAGGTCTCACCCAGCGACGTGTTGATCCACGTCTGTAGCGTCTCGGGCAGCTTCTTCGCCTTCACGAACGAGACGGCCATATCGGCCCAGCTCGACCAGGGCGAATAGATCTCCGAGATGTGGAAGCCCGCGACGTCTTTCGTCGGCTTCGTCGCGCGCCACTCACCCTGGCGCAGCATCTCCTGCTTCTGCGCCTCGTAAATCTCCGCGCCGCAGTGCTGGCAGACGTAGGCAGCCTCCTCAGGCCTGCCCTCGGGCCAATGCACCTGCGCCCACACCAGCCGCTGGAACTCCTCGCAGTGCGGGCACGGCACAAAGTAGTAACGCTGGTCCGAACTCTCGAATCCCGCCTCGATCCGGCTTGAGCCCTTCACCGTCGGCGTCGAACCTGCGAGCATCTTTCGGTTCCAGAACGTGGTGCTTCGCTTCTTGCCCAGGCTGATCGGATCGCCCTCGGCACCAGCCGACGCCGGAAATCGGTCGACCTCATCGAACAGCACTACGCGGATCGGCCTCGACGCAAGCCCGGCCGGAGAATTCGCGCCGGCGATTGTCAGTTGCCCGCCGGTGAACTTCTTGTGCAGCAGCGTGTTCCCGCTGTCGCGCGCCCGCGCGTCCGCGATTCGCCCGCGCAGACATGGCGTGTCGCGGATCATCGGCGCCAGACGGTCCTTCGACCATGCCTCGGCCATCTCGAGCGTCGGCTGCACCAGCAGGATCGGGGCCGGGTCCTGGTCGACGTAGTAGCCGATGACGTTGTTCAGCACCTCGGTCCAGCCGACCTGCGCCGACTTCATGAACCAGATCTCGCGGATCGCTGGATCGTTCAGCGCATCCATCAGTCCGCGCTGATACGGTGCCCTGTCAGTCCGCCAGGCACCCGGCTCTGCGGACGACTCCCTACTGAGCCTTCGCCTTGCGTCGGCCCACTGGCTTACCGTCAGGCGCGGCGGCGGTCGCGCTGCCTTGGTCGCCTCGGTCAATGCCAGGCGAATCGCCTGCAACTCCGCGTCCCGGTCGATAATCCGCGAGACCGGCGAGGAGTTCATAGACAGCGTCTTCGATGTGCTTCCTGATTCGATCTGCATCCAACCCCACAAGAGTCGGCGCGAGCTTCGTCGGCACCGCCAGCGCGTTCTGACGGTGATCGGCAAGTAACGCGCCGACTTCCGCCTCCATCACGGACACTCGGGCGACGTCGCCGCGAGTCTCGGCGTTCTGCAACGCCAGGCGGTCCGCCGCTTCCTTGTCCTTCCTCGCCCGCTCCTGCTCGGCGTCGAGCTCTTCAGCGCCACCGCTCGACCTCGCAATCCGCCACGCGACCAGCGCCGGGCCCGAATACGTTCCGTCTGCGTTTCTCGGGATTCCCTGCCCGGCCGCCTCCCAGTCGCGCAGGCTTCGCGGGGTGGTCGATAGCAGCTCCGCGGCGGCCTTTTGGCTGAGGTGGTGCAAATCCATGTCGGAAGGAAGCTATGAACGTGCTGGCGCTAGGAAAACAGCACGGTTCCAACTACC